CTATTATTTTTACATCCTTTTTAGCAAAGGTCTTGAGATATCTGCTAAAAGGTTTGAATTTGTCTTTTAGAAATAAATTAATAGGTATTGTTCGGTTACTTTCCCACCACCATGTTTCCCCACATAACAAAAATCTTTGTTTTTCCTCCTGGGTACAGGTTGGTTCCAGTATATACATACTAACAAACTGAGAATCACCGTTTTGCATAATTCCGATATATTCTTGGTTAAGGTAGGATATTATTGTTAAGAATGGAAATTTTTCTTGTAAAAGTTTGTGAGTTTCTGGCGTCATGATTAAGTGTTTGTAATGTTGGGGTATTTATATAAGAAATTTAGGGTTATCAGTTTATAAATAATAGGAAGAGGCAAATGGCTGGCAATGGTAGATCAAGTTTTATACAAATTCAGAGAGTATGTACAACTCTGGTACACCAAAGGCAATGCTCCAAACATAAATGGTCCAATGATACAGTATAATACAAAAGTATATAAAGGGGCTACCAACACCATTGATTTCGTTGTAAGAAATAATGATCGTCAGCCTATTAACCTCGCAGGGTTTCAAATTGATGCACTAATTCAGCGTGTTGAAACTACCACAACAGTTTCTGGCAATGGTAATAGTCCTCTTGCTGAGTTGTTATTAATACAGCCTGTGCAAACCCTTCAGGATACCGGTGGTACCGCCAGACTTACACTTACTGATACAGAAATAGGAAGATGGTTAGCTGGCTATTATAGATACTCTATCAGGCTAACAGATGTAACTGGTGCACAGACATTTTTGTACACAGACCAAAATCGCAGCACCTATGGAAATTTTGAATTAATTGAGGGAATGAGTGGTGCATTGGTACCAGCCGTTAATATCGCTGCTGGACAGTTTACGCCAATTACTGTTGATGATTTAACCAATCAATATCTATTCACAAGTGGTGCTCTTCAGGGTGATGCACAATCCGAACGCAGTAATGGCATGCATACCGTAGTTGTTTATACCGGCAATGGTTATGCAGGTAAAGTATGGATACAAACTGCCCTTACTATAGCAGCCCCAAGTGATGTAGACTGGAGTAATATTAAATTGGGTGCTGATACAGATTATTTTCAATATAATCCACCTGATAATAGCCCTACAATTAAAGCCTTCAATTTTTCTGGAAATTATTATTGGGTACGAATACTGTTTGAGAACCCATACTCTACAATCTGCCCACAATGCAATCAATTTTATGGTGGAAATGCTGCATTCCAACCTCCAGGCGGTCCATGGCCCGGTGGACCAAATCCACCCACTTGGCCACCACCTCCCTGTGCTCCACCACCATATCCACCAGCACCGTATCCAGCACCTCCTGGACCATATCCACCGGCACCTCCTGTGCCACCAGCACCTGTTCCCCCAGGACCACCAGCACCACCGTGCGACCATGGATATTTTTCGGGCATTTTATACAAGAATTAATATTGCTGGTTTGGTGACAGCGGTTTAGAATCTAGTCTATGCTGCTGGTCCATCAACTGGTTCAAGAATACCTGCCACAACGCCGCCGCCAGACTGCCAAAGGCTGGTGGAATTTCAATGGTGTGTGCTGTCACCATCGTGGGCATAATCAGGACACCAGAAGCCGTGGCAACGCTCTACTGACCCCTGATGGTCAGGTAGTTGTGAACTGCTACAATTGTGGATTCAAGACCGTATATCGTGGCAGTGATATTGGCACGAACTTTGAAAACTGGTTGGATTGGCTGGGAGTGCCTAGGGCAAAAATTCAAGAAGCCAAACTGGAAATTTTAAGCAAGAAATTAAGCGGTGAATTGGAAACTGTAGAAACCACCAACTGGTTTCATCAAGAGAATTTTCCAGAAGTTGAATTACCAAAATACAGCCTGCCAATACAAGAGTGGTTGAACAATCCAGAAATACCCGATGAATTAATCACCTGTGTGGAATATCTCAGTGGGCGTGGCAGAGCGGTTGCTGAAGGTTATCAATACTACTGGACTCCCAGTAGCAAGCACGATTTCTGCAACAGGATACTGATACCCTTTTATCACCGAGAAAAAATTATTGGCTATACTGGTAGATATGCAGGTACCCCACCTGACAAAGATACACCTAGGTATTATAATAGTGATGTGCCTGCTGGATATCTTTTCAATAACCGTGTCCTAAATCTACACCAACGCAGGTATGTAATGGTGGTAGAAGGACCATTTGATGCCATAGCAGTTGATGGAATCAGTCCACTGGGTAGCACTCTAAATCGGCAACAAATACAATGGCTAAACAGCACAGAACAGGAAAAGATTATTGTTCCTGATAGACAGGCTAAAAATCAGGAGTTGATTGATGCTGCAGTAGAGCAGGGCTGGAGTGTGAGTTTTCCAGAATGGGAGGCAGGCATCAAAGACGCAGCAGATGCCAGTGCCAGATATGGCAGACTATATACTATATCAAGTATTATCAGTGCTAGAACCGACAGTCGGTTGCAAATCGGCATAAAACGCCAGATGCTGAGGAATTAAAATGGCAAAACAGCCAGTAGAAACCAAAGATTATACCGAGGACAAGCAAAAACTCCTGATAGATGTTCTTCTCAGCAGCGAAGAGGTATTTGCTCGCTGCCAGAACATCCTGAATGCCAAATATTTTGTGAATAAACTGCGACCTGCTGTGCGATTTATTTTGGGACACGCAGAAAAATACAGAGTCCTACCCAAGATTGCACAGGTCAACGCTGAGACTGGGATTGTCTTTGAGAGAATTGATGATATTACCATTCAACATCAGGATGCATTTCTGGATGAGATTGAAGAATTCTGTAAAAATCGTGCTCTAGCAGATGCAGTTCTTGGTGCAGTTGATTTAATTGAAAAGGGGAACTACGCCGAGGTTGAAAAGCGGGTAAGAGACGCTATTCTTATTACTCTACAGAGTGATATTGGCACTGACTACTTTGAAGACCCGCGTGCTCGTCTACTACGAATCAAAGACAACAATGGACAAGTGTCTACTGGGTGGCGGGATGTAGATGATAAACTGTATGGTGGTGTAAACCGTGGTGAAATTACCATCTGGTGTGCAGGTTCTGGTGTTGGTAAGAGCCTATTCCTACAGAATATTGCCATCAACTTTGCCCAGCAGGGACTGAATGTAATCTACATTACACTGGAACTCAGTGAAGAACTATGCTCTATGAGAATGGATAGTATGCTGAGTCAGGTTCCAACCAAGGAAATATTCAGGAAACTGGATGAGGTTGAAATCCGTGTAAAGCAGGCAGGCAATAAAAGTGGTGGTCTGCACGTTAAGCAACTACCACAGGGCAGCACCTGTAATGACCTAAAAGCCTATCTAAAGAACTATGAGATTGAAACACAAAAGCGTCCTGATGTGCTTGTGGTGGATTACCTAGACCTTCTATTTCCCAACAATAAAAAGATTGACCCCAGCAATCTTTTCGTCAAGGATAAATTTGTCACTGAAGAACTGCGTGGTCTGTGTGTAGAGCGAGGAATGATTGGGCAAACTGCTGCACAGTTAAATCGTGGTGCAGTTCAAGAACAGGAACACGACCATAGTCACATCAGTGGTGGTATCAGTAAAATTCAAACTGCGGACAATGTTATTTCTATTTTCGCAAGTGCTGCAATGAAAGAACGAGGACAGTATCAGGTTCAGTTTTTGAAAACCAGAAGCAGCAGTGGCGTGGGTAGCAAGGTTAATCTAGGGTTTGACCCCAATACCCTGAGAATTTTCAATGAAGACAGTGATGGCAATGTAGCAGTAATGGGTAGTAATACCGCCGATGTATTTGCAGACCTTCGCAGAAAGAATGTTGCTGCAGCCAAGAAAGAAGAGGCTGCTGCCAAACCACCAGATGCTGCCAAGAGTATCAAGGATTTGAGTGTACTGACTGCACTTGTGCGACGATAGTTATTTGTCGGAATGTTGTAGGCAATCGCCAACCAGTAGCATAAGTGTGGTTACGATTTGTGGGAAATGAGTCTGGTCAATAGCCATCTCATCGCCTTCTACTTTGTTAACCATAACAGCGATATTTTTCAGGGCACCAGCCTCATCACCTTCTGTGGCGGCGTGCAAAGTATCACTGATACCTGTGAGTATATGACTAACTCCTCCACTGCGTTTTTTGTCTGCCATGCCCTGAGTTAGTTGTTGGACAAGTTTTGTAGCCTGTAGTTTGCTGACCGGACTCATCTCACTGCAATCTTTGATGATTTTTACAACATCGTCTATACCAACCTTGGGCTTTGTTTCATCACTCTCTTTTACCGGGGCACCAACAGTTTTAAGTTTGTTGAGAACATTTGCTTTACCTTGACCACTACTACGCAGCAGATGGTCAAATGCCGTTGCCAGTGCCATTGCCTGTTTGTTGGTCAACTTTGGCTCATCATCGCGCAAGGCATTCAGGGCTTGATTGAAATCACTGACCTGATTCTGTGGGATATCCAGCATCTTTATCAGGGAACCACTGTCCAAACTGCCAGCAATCTTTTCTAATCCTGCTGGCTTGGTTAGTAGGCTATCAACATCAGGTGTAGTTTGTTCTGGTGATGCAGTAGTATCGGTTGCCTCGCTCATTGCAAGGTGATTTATTGTATCTACTAGATTTCTAAAGGCTTCAGCACTTGAACTACTCATCAAAATTACTCCGGGTGGTAGGGTATTTATAATTCCTGCTATTTCCTGATAAATATTTCATCGGTTTTCAGGAACTTATTGTGGACACTATAAAGAACTTCATTGACGAACTAGATGCCATTGTGCCAGCCAGAAGCAAGCACACTGTGATCGAGAGTCGTGCTACACATCTTATAGCCAGTGCTATAAATCTTGTTAGATTGATTAGAGAAAGTTATCCGGAAGAACAGGCTGATGACCTTGTAAAGCGTTTACACAGAAGCATTATGAGCGAGGATGAACGAAAGTTCACCAGGAAAATAAAAGAAATAAGGAAGACAAAATGAGAATTTCTCATGTCATAGAGAAAGAACAGATGGATGAAGGTCTTTTAGATTTTGTCAAAAAAGTCGGAAGTATTCTAGACCCAGTCGCTCGTGCTAGACACCATGGTACTGCAGAACTAAAAAAACTACACAATCAGGCTCTTAAACGCTTTGCCCAATTCATAGGTAGACAAAAAAAGACATTTGCCGATGCTACCTGGAATATGTTGTTTTCATATATAACAAATCCCAGTCAGTTGGGTATTTCAGCCGAAGATACAAAACGTTTAATTATAGCCAAGGATACCATTAATAAAGTTCGTGGGTTATTAACTTCTAGTAAATTACCACTCCCCCCTGCTGCAAGTTGGGGAAATAAAAACAGCCCAATTAGTGGAGATGCTGAAAATCCCAACAGCGAAAAAGTGGGACAATTAATTGCAACCTATATACTTGAACTTGCTGCGATAAAATATCTTGAAACTACGGATAAGGGCGCTGACCTAGAAGAGCCAGGAGCACAACAACCACAGGCATCCCAGCAACCACAGACGGCACAACCTGCTGCTACACAGACAGCACAACCTGCAGCAGCCCCTGCGTATAATCCAGTCAATGCACCTGTTGCTCCTGCTCAGCCAAATCCACGGGCACAGATGCTTTATCAACTACAACTTGCAATGCATCATATTCAGGGGACTAACCCATGAGATTAACAGATTTTCGTAAACAAAATGAATTGTCATATGCAGAAATCAAAATAATTTTTGAATCTGCCAGCAAAAAGCAACTATTAACATCTGTATCTCATGCTCCTTTTGGGCTCCATGATTTATTTGAATCCTGCACTTGGGAAGAACGCGAATATTTTTCACTATGTGAGCAGGAACTTATGCCATTGATGACAGAGTTCTTAACCTTTCTTGCTGAAGCAGATCTTACACCAGACCAAATCAACCAAATATTTGGCAAAGCAGTTGCTCAAGCACAAGCAAGTGGCACTAATAAAACAAAATTTGGCAAGGCTGTTGAAGTAGGTAAAAAAGCAGCCAGTGGTGCAAAAAAAGTTGCAGGTATCACAATAGATGTATCTAAAGCAGGTGCTGAAAAAGTTGCCAAGGCTATGGCAATTCAGAAAAAAATCAAGGACAAAATTGGTGCATTATTACAAAATAGTAAACCAGTTAAAAAAATTGATGAACTATATGACAAAGCTGTAGCAAAACTGGAAGAAGCGATGGGTGGACCAGATGCTGAAATCAGTAAAATAATCCGACAAATAAGTGCATGGTTGAAAAAACACCCAATGATGGCATCTGGGGTAGTTAGTGTCTTAACCCTGCTAGCAACAGTCACACTTGGAACTGGTGGTTTGACTATATCACCACTTTTTGCAGTTGCTGGCATAACTAAATCTGCAGTTATCGGATATTTTTTAAGATTCGTAATGGAACTGCTTAAAGGAGAAAAATTAAGCACTGCGGCTGGTAAGGGTATTTGGGGTGCACTTGTAGGTGCAATAGGACATATGGGATTTGCAGAACTGGAGCATCTACTTGGCGATCCAATAATAAAAACCGTATATGAAATTCAAACGACTAAAGATCCAGGTGTAAATATATCGAGTTTTCAAGAGCTTATTACAACTGTAGATGCTGATGGAAAGGGACAACAGGTATATTTGTCCTTTATGGGTACTCCAGATGAAATTGAGAGTATACGGAATACTGTGGAAAAAGCAAAATCTCTTATAGATGCTCACAAACTTGATGACGCAACAGAAGTTCTTAATAGTCTATCAGACCAAGATTTTCGTAAAGGTGCAGAAAAGATAGCACGTGTGTTCACAGAAACACCACAGGGTGGTCAAAAGTTCTCACAAATCATGGGCAATTTTATGGGACAAAAATTAGCCGATCAAAGTGCTGCACAACAGGCAATTATGAAGGTTGCAACAGACTTTGAAAGTCATGTTAGAACCATAAGTCAAGGACTACAAGCGGCAAGTGTGGCATTAGGTGCTGGATTTGCTGGTAATAAAAAACAAACAACGCCAGAGGCAATAAACGAGGTAAATTGGCAAGCAGCAAAAGACAAATTAAAATCAGTTGGTTCACAGGCCGCACAAAAATATCAACAGGCTAAATCAGCAGCAGGTACACTAACTAGCAAAGCCGGAGCAGAAATCGCCAAACGTGCAACAGAGTATACAGATGTTGTTACCTTGAAAAAATTACAAGCGGCCTGGGAAAAAGCAGGCAAGCCTACAGATGATGCAGCAGTTGCAAAAATTTTAACCGGTCAAGGTTTTGAATCAAATGATGTAAAGAAAATATTCAAAGATGCCGGGTTTTCTGAACCAGCAGTTGAACCCACTCTGGGAACAGAATTAGCAACCAAGGTTGGAAAAGATTTGACTGCTGATACGGGTGATAATAAACTAAATCAAAAGTTAGCCACAATAAAAGGAGAAGTTGATGCCCTCTTAAAGGCAGGAAAAAATGCAGAGGCTATGCAAAAGTTGCAGGCATATGCAAAAGAGTATGAGGCAAAACCAGCAGCAGCCAAATCAGCGGCAAAACCGGCAGCAGTCAAACCAGCAGCAGCAAAACCAGCAGCGGCAGCACCAACTACACCTGCCAAATCAGCAGCAAAACGACGGAAATCCCCAGTAAAAGGTAGTACAACTAACGAGGGAAAAATTATGAATTTAACTGAAAAATCATCATATTTTACTGTAATGGGACTTGTTCACAAATTTAACACCGAGGTCCATGGTTACTGGATGGAACCTTTACGGACAACCACTCCAGGCAGACGTGTGTTCACACGTGGAGATGGTTCCAAGTATCGTGATCCAGGTGTTATTTCCGTTGGTAGTCCAGAACATTTTAAACCACAGGATTGGATTCCAAAGTTTTGGGAATGGTTGATGTCTCAGGGTGCTAAAAAGACAGGAGATGTATCTGGTGAATTCCGTGCAAGTGCCAGTAAACCCACCGTTAAATTGGGTGGACTCATATTCATCAACAAGGGTAATTTTATAGAATGGGGCGCAAGCAGCAGATTGAAGAATGTTGATGTATGGCGTCAGTCAAAACTTGCAGAAAATCTAGATACAGTGTTGGAATTAGCACAATCAATTACTCTGGCACTGAAAGAGAATCGCATAAGTCGTACTGAAGCACTTAAAAAAATGAAACCATTACTTGAATTTGCCTCAGGTGGCGCTACCAGTGCAGGTGGTATTGCTAGTCTCCCAAATGCTGGTGGACCTATGATGCCAATTATCCGTAGAATGCCAGCAGGTCAGAGTTTTTTTGGTCCAGCAGGCACAGCACCACAGG